CATTTCTACCTCCTTCTCGTACCCGCAAGCATTACAAGAGAAATCTTGCATCATATCAAGACCCGGCTGGATCTTTGCATATGCGGCGCGCAGATAACGAGAATCGAAGGCTGGGAGAGCATCGACTGCTCTGTTAATTAAACTTCTGTCTTCGTTCCCATTAATGGAAATAGTAATCATTCTTAATTGGTCTGTAAGGTTTGGCTCATAAGCTTTAGCCTTTTTGTTGGCTTGCATTTTCACTAACAAATCAGATTCATCTTTGCCGGTTAATAATCTTACTTCCATTTCAAATTGACTTTTTGGAAGTTTGACAATGAAGGTACCACGATCTGTTGGAGTGACATCATAGTCATCATAATCATTTCCCTCATATACATCAATGCTATTTAGATCAAAAGTGTGTTCTGACGCAGTGCCACAACTAGGACAAGTCATCTTTGTTGCATACTCTGGGCCAAAACCATTAATTCTGGATGCTACCAAAATTGCATTCTTATCTCCTGAAAGAAGACTTGGAACCCTGATAGTGCCATCAAGAATAATGTTTTTCAAGAACCGATCAATAGCAATGCCTTTCTTTAAAAGCGATGGTGAGGTTAAGATGTCCTCATCCTTTGCTGTCATAAATTTGATTTCAATCGAGTCTCTGTTGCGAAGCGGGTGAACTTCCGAGTAGAATCTACCCTTTGATGGAAGGTCAACTATCTCTGTTGGAACAGAAAAGTCTAAAGGAGAACGAGTCTCCTCATCTTGCGCTACAACAGGTGGTGCTTCAGCACCTGCTGCAAAACGCTTACTATTGTCTCTCATAAACACCTCATATTGTTTGTTTTATTAATCTGAAGGCAGCGCCTGTGGTGGGTTGACTTCATCATCTTCTGTTTCATTGGATACAATGTTATTATCTCCAGTACTGGATGTTTCCTCAACAGGGTTGACTTTGTATTGTGTACACTTACCACCTTGGACCCAATCTTCATATGTGAAATATTCGGATCCGTATTGGTTGTAATCTGCTCTGCACAATTCTTCAGGAGTTGGTGGTCCACCGCCGCCTTTTTCTGGGCTTGGGTTACTATCTGCAAAGTATTCAAAGTATTCTTCGTTTCCGACATTTGGGAACTTCACGGTGAATCTAGTATAATAAAAAGTAAGTGAGATTTCAACTAGATCATTGCTGGAATAATCTAGTTTTCCGAAATCAACTCTATCTGGGTATGCACCGTGAAGGGTCCATATCTCTATTGAGTTTCCTCTCTCATCTAGTTGATGAATCTGAACCTCTCCTACGTCTCTAAGGAACGCTTCGGAATAAGCATTCGGATTGTTGCCGGCTGGATTAAGTGCTGCTTGGACTTCACTATCGTTTAACCCTGCTCTTCTAAAGAGTCTAGCAATTTTTCTTGCTGCATTTGGATAATATGGATCAATTATGGTCATATTAATTGGTTTATAAGTAGGTGATGTAACTCTTGGCTTTGGTGTTGCTTTAACTCCAAAGCTTTGATAATGATCTTTGAGATCATCAGGGATATCTATACCGGGTTTATCAACCGATTTTGCATACCAAACAAGGCCCCCTTGGCCATCGTTCTCATCCAAAAAGCCTCGGTCAGGAGAACCTCTGCCGGGTCGAGCATCTTCGAGAGCCATACCCGGTATAATGATCTTGAACCTAAACTGCGCTTTTGGTGGCCGGGTGTGAATACCGGCTCCAGCTTGCTGAGTCCAAAACTGTTTGTCTACGCGATCTTCAAAGCTTCTTATAGAGATCGCACCATTATTTCTAATGTCGTCAGCCATTTAAGCCTCCGGTATTAAACTGTAAATAACTTAGGAATACCGGGAGTATTAGGAGTTTCAAACGAGGCCCAATCATAACGCATTGTCATAGTAACTTCAGTGAGATCTTCGTTACCGTAGTCCAACTCGCCAAAAGTTAATGATTTAACCCATCCATTATTAAGCGTCCAACGCTCCAAGGGATTACCTTCTTCGTCGATTTGTTCAATAAGAACTTGTCCTAATGCAGCAACAGAGTCAGCCTTGGAGACAGTTGCAAAGTCGTTAGGACCGTTAACACCAGCAGGAATACGGTATCCGGCTCTTTCGACCAACTGTGCAAGGCTACCAGCCACATCAGGATCAACAGGGTCTACAAAGGTAATGGACACTTCATTCCACTCTGTACGAGCAGGCCAGTAGTAAGTGTGGTTCAAGTAACTGTGAGTTGATTCCGTAAAGGAAACCTCTGGCTTGGTTGCTGTCTTAGCAAACCACATGATACCACCGCCCAGAACAGGGTCTTCTTCTGCACCGGTAAAACTAACCCTAAATCTGAAGTTACGTTTTGGGTCTCTAACTCCTGAGTTAGTCCAAAAATTATTGGTCGTGGCCATTATAAAATTTCTCCTGTTTGTAGTAAATAGTGTTTATCTATTTTTTTAGTCCTCAAAAGAGGCACCTGAGCGAGTGATAATAAAGTCGATAGCGATAAACTCAATGGCGCGGGTAGGCTTGATAAAGATCTTCGCGTAGAGGATGTTTCTATCAACAAGGTCTGGGGTTGTAGTTGTTTCGTCGAGAACGATCTTGAAGTCATCGATACCAAAGTTAACTTTAACACCGTTAAGGAATCTTTCGGCTCTCGAACGGAAGTCATTCCAAGTAGCTTCAACATTAGGCTGAAACAAGGTTCCCGTGGAGATTCTGGAGATGCCACGTTTGACAAAGATCATCAGACGACGGACGTTGATACGGTCAAGGGCCGATGGTACAGCTTGAAGTGTCTTTTGTCCAAAGATAACGATGCCCTCTGCGGGGAATGATGCGATCGGGTTAATGTTTACATCATACAGATCATCACGGTTGCGCGAGGTTAGTTTCTGCTCGACGCCGACCACAGGCAGTCCGCCTGCGCCAGTCGAAAGACCACCACGATTGAATCCTGCGGGTGCGAACCAAACATCCGAAGCTCTCTCTGTGTTTGCGAGAACACCAAGTGCGACAACCGAAGGTGGCACATAAAGAAGAGTTCCGTTGATGTCGTCTCTGATATTAACCCAAGGATAGTAAGCTGCACCGTAAGAGTTATTAAGGTTACGGGCTGTCATCTGCGTGATCGTTGTATCAACACTTCCTCTTCTAGCAGAAGCTGCGGCGCTCGACTCATGTCTTGGAGTTAAACCTCCTTCAACATCAATAATCGCAAGAGTATCGGCTCTGGATTCCGCTGTGTCGATAATGTGCTTAGTAACGCGCTCATCGGTTATACCGGGCATCGAAAGAAGATTCATTTGTGCAACTTCGGGATCAGCAACAATGTCAACTGCTCTGCGAAGAGTGTGGTATACATAACTCTTATTTTCTGCTGGGTTGTCGGTGAGCAGTGAGTTACGGAATGGGTCGCGCTCTGTGATATCAACACCATCGAACCCACCAAACATTGGCGAAGTAAAGCGGTTAACCTTAGAATCAATAATGTTCTTATATCGATTTGCAGTCAGAGTACCACCGCCAGAACCAGAGGCGTTCCAAGAAGTTCCTGCAACAACAGATCCAGTAGTCCACGTTGCTTTTGTAATCATTCTTGATGGAGATGCATCCGAATAACCTGAGCCATCAGTCGTGAGAACCAACTCGTCCAAAGTGAACACCCATTGATTAACAAGCCCATTAGGTAATGAGCCCTTACCAAAATCATCTTTCCAATCACTATCACCCACAACGTCGGCGCCGAAAGCTCTCAAGTAGTCGGGATATCCGGTATCATAGATAGTGGAAGTAGAGTTTTTAGTATTTTGTAAGCCGAAGTAGGCGTTTGTTGTAGGGTCACAACCATCGCCAGATCCAGTAGCACTAACACCAAGAGCTTGTGGACGGACACCAACCTTCGGGAACGAAATACTTGCAGTTCCGAAGTTACCGAGGGCGGTCAGCGCGGAGACAACAAACTTGTTGGCCGTGTTCAGTTGCTGGTTGGCTGATGGGACGCTTCCTGACCCTCTTGTATATGAAGTGTCTGCGACGGCTAAGGTTCCACTATGAAAAGTAAAACTTGGGAACCTTGGAGGCCCGAAGACGCCAAACGGAATAAGCTTCGAGTCAATACCGCCTTCGAGGGCTGTGTTCATATGCACACGGATATATTTTGACCGATTCGGATATTGGCCGTACTCACGGTATCTTTTCTCAGTATCATCATACTCTTGATATCTATCACCGATGACCAAAGGAAGATAGTTTGAAGAGTTCTTATCTAGAGAACACTCTGAGTATCTCTCAAGAACAACAGGTGCTAAGTCACTATCTTTCGCATCGCGGATAACCACATCAAAAGTACCGTGGGCTACATTATCATTACGAGAATATTTGATGTTATCAATAGAAATTTTAATATCTCTCTGAAGCTGTGAGCCGTAACCATTGATTCCAATGAACTTAAATAGTTTGGTCATCTTGTCGTATGTAAACGATGCTGTTGCATCTAGGTTTTGCGAAAAGAACCAACCAGAGTGTGCATCGCGGTAAGCAACACGCTTGTTATGGTTTCCATTAAGGGCTGAACCTGACGCAACAGCGAGAATAACTCCTCGGCGGCGAGTGGCTGTAGATAGCCCCGCGTCAATCAAGTGTCTCTCGTAAGTCTCGCCGAGCCAATAAGGTTTTGTATCGTCCGAAGACTCAATATCAGAGTTTACCAACTGTGGGTTGGTGTTAAAAAGTTTTCTGACATAACGGTCGCCGGCGGCATTTAATGTAACTGTTTTATTTTCTATTTCGGTGGATCCTTTTTCTAGGATCCTGATTTTAAACTGTCCAGTAGAATCGGAGTCAACAATCGTGGCGACACCTTCGCGGCCGGTGGCTTCGATGGCCACGGTACCGGTAGCAAAAGTACCAGAAAGAACTGGTACCGAACCACTATTCATATACCAGACGGCTGCAAGAGAGCCAAGGTTTGTAGCAGACCCAGAGTCAAAGACGAACAAGCCGTAAGCTCCACCATTATCGGCCGCCGCTGTATCAGGCTCAAGAAGAGTTTGCCAGCCTGCTTTACCAGTAGCGTCCGCGTTAGGATCTTGTGTTCCCATTAATCGAATATATGTTACAGGTCCGACGCCAGCAGCAAGATAAGCTTGTGCAGCGTATGCACCATAAGTTGGGGATGAATAGTTGCCATCACGCCAAGTGTCTTCAACACCACCTCGGCCGGCAATGGGGTTACCGAAAGTTTCTACAAACTCGGAAAAAGAATTAACTGTGGTTGGGACCATACCCGGTCCTTTTTCTGCGCGACCGATGATAACTGGACCAACGTTCTCCGGTAACGCTGGGATCTGTGATTGGTCGATCTCATTCAGGAAAATACCCGGTGAAACAAATCTGAATTTATTGGCTGGCATCTAAAAGTCTCCTTAACAT